ATGGTGGAATTAATTTTATAGAGTTTCATAATGATGGAGAAGTAATAGTAAACACTCTTCGTCTTAGCAAAGCCGTCATAAATGAGCTACAACACAATTTGCTTCTTTGCTATACAGGAACTAGACATACATCACATGACATCATTAGGGAGCAAATTAAGCTATCTCGCACCAATGAATTACAGCACATAAAGCAAATAGCAGTTGCAATGAAGGAAGACTTACTTACAGAGGAACTAGATAACTTTGGGCAGTTACTTCTTTCTGATTGGAGATACAAGAAGAGACTATCGTCTCAAATATCAAATAAAACACTTGATTCATTGGCTGACAAAGCAATTGATGCTGGTGCTGAGGGATTAAAGATTACTGGTGCCGGTGGCGGAGGTGTTTTTATTATATATTGTAATTGGAGGAAAAAATTACATATAGCGAAAACTATGTCAGACGCAGGGTGTCAGATTCTAGATTTTACGATTACAAAGACTGGCTTAGAAACTTGGGCAGTTTAAAAAGGAATTAAATTATGTCAAGAAGTGTGAACTATAGTAAACCAGATGAAGATGTCAGAATATTACTTTCGCTTGTTATTGATGCGGTGGTTGATGATACTGTGGTGCAGTATTTTATAGATAGAGCAGATAATTATATTGATAGCCGTTTAGCTACTAGATATAATGTTCCTTTTACCCAAGCAACAACTCCGCCTATATTAAATGATATTTCTTCTAATTTGGCTGCATATTCTGTCCTTAAAAGATTAAAAATTGAGACAAATGATACAGAACAGGATTATGCTAGAACATTTTATAACGATGCAATGAAGAGCTTAAAAGAGATTAGTAATGGAATAGTTGAGGTTCTTGATAGTAGTGGAAACATAATACAACCACTAAGTAGAACTGGAATTGTTTCTTCAACTAAAAATTATGAACCTGTTTTCAATGAAGGAAATGAAATTGATTGGAGAATAAATCAAGATAAAGTTTCAGATGAGAAGGATTCATACAGATGAATAAAAAAATAGAAGAAAATTTATTTGGAGGTGTCTTAGATGTCAACTCCATCTTATAGCAATTTAGTAACACAGGTTGTTACAAGATTAAAGCAAGATAATAGGCTGTCGACAGTTAGTGATAGCTCAATTTTTGCAGGTAATAACCCATCACGAATTTTGCTGTGGCCAGCAGTTTTAGTATCACTAGAGAACGTTGAAGAAGTTTGGAGAACGTTTTGTGGTAAAACTGGTGGTAGAAAAACAGCAATATGTACATTAAGATTAACAGTTTTATCAAGAGTAGCTACTGGAGCATCTGGATACACAGATGGTCTTAGAGCAACCGAAGATATAGTGCAGTCCATTGATAACATAATCCAGTCAGATATGTCTATCAGTGGAGTAGCATACAATAGTGAAACCAAAACAAAAACATTTGCGCAAGGACAGTACGATAACACACCTGTTATTAGTGCAGATGTTGAGCTAGTAACTCAGCTAGGTTTCACGCGCGCAAGTAGTTAAGGAGATTAATTATGGCTAATATAGGTGCTGTTGGTTCTGATTCTCAATTTGGATTTGCAGAAGAATCCGTTTGGGCTTCAGGTACACCAACTATTGATAAGTTTGTTCCATTTTTGAGTGAAAGCTTACAATTAGAGCGTAATGTTATTATGACAGACGCTATAAGAGGAGCAACAGCTCGAAGTATATGGAGAGAAGGTGCTGAGAGAATTGGTGGAGACTTAAATGTTGAAGTCCAACCTGTTGGTATGTATACGTTGTTTAAACACGCTCTTGGAAGAGCTGTAACTGCTGGTCCTAGTGGAGCTGGTGACCATTATGCTCATGATATTTATCCAAGTGGAACTCTACCTGAGGGTTTAAGACTAGAAATAGGCAGAACTGGTGTTTCTGGTGGTAAATTCACATATAGAGGTTGTAAGATAAATCAAGTTGCTCTAAACTGTTCAGTTGGAGACCCTCTTACTGCTACGTTTAGCTTTTTAGGTAAAGATGAAACAGCAGACCAGACTGCGCCAACAACTGCAACATCTATCTCAGGACTCAATCCTTTGACGTTTGATGAAGGAGAGATTACTATAGATGGTACGTCTCAAGAGGTTTCTGGTTTTTCTCTTACGATTAATAACAACTTAATTGAAGATAAGGGAGCATTAGGAACGAGATACAGAGTTGCTATACCTAGAAGTGGATTTAGAGACGTTACAGGAAGTCTAAATCTTGAGTTTGACAACCTTGATATGTATAGAAGATATACAGGTGGTACAGAGACAGCGTTGAAGCTTAAATTTACAGCTGACGACTTGATTGGAGCTGGTACTCAGGCTCATGAGCTTGAGATTGATTGTCCACGAATCATATTTACTGGAACAACTCCTGTTGTTGGTGGTCCTGAACTTATTTACTTCGACATGCCTTTTGTTGCATTGTACGACGAAGACCAAGGTGATGGTTTTCAGAACGAAGTAAAACTAAGGGCTATTACATCTGATGTTACTATTTAATTAAACACTGTGGGGTGGCGTTAAACCCACCCCGCACAAACGAGAGAGGGAAGAAATGTCTAAATCATATTTAAGTCAAACAAAAGTAATTGATGTTGATGAGGAGAAAGTAACTCTTTGTAGTTATAGTTATGCTTTACAGAAGCAAATAGCAGAACTCACATCTCAGGAAAAATCATCAGAAGCTATAGATTTGTTTCTTGAAAACTCAATAAAAGATTGGACTCTAACAGACGAAGAAGGTAATAAGCTTGCTATCACTAGAGACGTTCTTAATTGTTTAGCTGGTACCTTTGTGAATAAAGTCCTTAAAGAAGCAACTGACTTTAATAATCTCAATGTTGGAGAAATAAAAAACTCCGTAGGGCAGTAAGAGCGTCTGCCTCTCAAGCTGGGCTCAAGGAAACGCCTGAAATTTTATCTATATATTCTTTTTGTAAAGAGTTTCATTGGACGATTGAAGAATTTTACAGTCAACCAAAAAGAGAATTAGAAATGCTTGCTGTTGTTATGTCTGAGATTTCTCGGATAAAAAAAGAACAACAAGTAAAAGCCCAATCTAGAAATACTCCACGAAGGAGATAATCATGCTTGCTCCACCATTTGCATCTGTAGGTACAGGCGTAGGCGGTTCTACTGCAATCCAAGTCAAAGTTGATTTTAGAAATATATATCGTAGCTTTAAGACGCTTGAAAGAAAAATGGGGCAGATGCGAGTTCCTTTAAAGCAAGCGGCTGTTGATTATATGACTAAAAAGGTAATAAAACAACGCTTTCAGCAATCAAAAGGCGTTGTTAGTTGGAAGCAACATTCATCAGAAACAATCAAGAGACATGGGTCTCATAGGTTACTGATTTTATCTGGAAAATTGAAAGAGTCCGCTACTGGAGGTAGCGGCTTTTTTATTAATTATCACACTTATCGTGGCGTTCACAGCGCACATTTTGGTAGCTCACTTGATTATGCTGTTGCTCACGACCAACCAAGAGGAACATATTTTGATACTGGTAAATCACAAATACCAGGTAGACCTTGGAGTAACGTTACCCAAGAGAACGCTAATAAAATGCGTGATATATTTATGAAGTGGACACAAAAAAAAATGAATGAATCAGGGTTCAGAAGGATGTAAATTATGCCATTGCAAGCACAGCGAGCATCAGGAACAGTTGAAATCTTTTTTAGACAAGTTGGTATGCAAAGACTAAGCGGTTATGTTAATGCAGAGTTTAAAAAGATGTCGGGTAGACAGTCATACTATGTAGGTATGATGACTTCTCGCATGGGATACGCCATGCTGGGTATGTCTGCTTCTATTGTAGCATTTGCAGCATTGTCAGTTAGAGAATTTGCTAAATTTGACCAAGCAATGCAAAATACCGCTTCTGTTACTAATGCGACAGCAGATGCAATGGTAGAACTTACGGAAATAGCGTTAGAACTTGGCACTAAAGGTTCTGCATCTGCAAGAGAAGTAGCTGATGGAATGTACGCATTAGGTTCTGCTGGCTATGAAGTAAAGGAAATTCTTGAAACAATAGAACCTGTAATGCATCTTGCTGTTGCTACGCAAACAAATATGACTGAGGTTTCTCGTACTCTTATGCAAACACTTAAAGCATTTGGTAAAGAAGCTAAAGACGCAGGACACTTTGCTGAAGTTTTTGCTGCTGGTATCTCAAGTTCTCAGTTACGAATGGAATCATTAACAGGAGCATTTAAGCATTTAGGTCCTGTCGCTAAAGAAGTTGGAATGTCTATTGAGGAAGCTGTAGCTGTTTTGGCATTACTTGCTGATGTTGGTATTCCAGGTCCTATGGCTGGTCGTCATTTTAGACGTATAATACAAGGCACCATTGCTGAAACTCCAAAGGCCGTAAAAGTTCTCAAAGATTTGGGCTTAGAATATGATGACCTTAATATTAAACTGCACGGTGTAGAAAAAGTATTTACGACACTTAGTGAATCTGGGGCTGATTTAGGTGATATATTTGCATTATTTGGATTGCGTGCATCTGCTTCTGGTGCCGCACTCAAGAGAGTTATACCAGATTTTGACGAATATTTAGAAAATGTATCAGACGGTGAAGCTCTAATGCAGATGTTTAATATACAAATGAAGGGGTTGGACGCTCAATTTAAAAAATTCAAAAATACACTTGTTGTTTTTATGATACGAGCTGTTGCTCCTTTCATTCCAGCCATTAGAAGAATAGTTGAAAGTTTGACTGAATTTTTTGATATGTTAAGCAGAGCTCCAAAGTGGGTTCACGCTTTAATTGGGATTGGTGCCATTGTAGCTGCTCTTGCACTTGCTTTCCTTGGATTGAACTTTGTCTTAGTTGGTTTGCTTACTCAAGGAACCTTTACTTTTAGGTTGCTAAGCGAAGCTATTCACACCACTTATGTAATGTCAAAAAGAACAATGAGAGGTATCTTTGGTATAAAAACGAGTATAAACGCAACAACTGTAGCAACAATGTCTTTAGCGAAGGCATTTGCACTTCTTGGAATAGCGGCTGTCTCCGCTTTTGCAGGATGGGGTCTTGGAAGAATTATAGCAGATTTAACTGGAACAGATGAAATGATCATTAGTTTTTATGACAAGCATTTTTTTGGTACGTCTGAAAAAGAATATGCTGCCTATGTTAGAAAT